GAACTTTATAAAAATAAAGAAAATCATCCATTTTATGGAAAATCTCATTCTAAAGATTCAAAAATGAAAATTTCTGAATCGAATAAGGGGAGGCAACAACCACTAAGAACATGCCCTCATTGTGGTAAGGAAGGAAGAACAGGATCAATGAGTCGATTTCATTTTGATAATTGTAAAATGAACCCTGAGAGGCGTATTGAATATATTAAATGTCCAAAATGTAAGAAAAATTTAGATAAACGAAATCTACCTAATACTAAAAGACACCATTTTGATAATTGTATCTTTGTGTAAAATGCAAAAAGGGCAAGTGTATTTCACTTGCCCTTTTGGTTAAATCATGAACACTGATTCGTACAACTGCGCATAAGCATCCATTTCATTTACCCATTCATCAAATCTATTTTTGAACAAATCTGTTGCCATGCGCCTAATATATTTCTTATCAATACCAGTCTGTTCTGAAAGCTCTTCGATAGCTTCTTTTTGGTATTCTTTCTCACCATCAACACGGGTCATAGAGTTGGTGATCTCGTCGATGCCATCTTTAAGTTTCTTCAGATCGGCGGGGTTGCTAGGAATTACAATATCACTCATGTTTACTTCCTTTTCTTTGAGTTAAGTTTACGCATTACATCTTCTAATGGGTCAACGGATGCCACAGCCAGTGCACATATGAGAACTCCTATCATAGCCATTACCATCAAACCCAAAGGCCACCATTCTTGATGATCTTGCCGAACATCATGGCCAGGATTTTATCTTCATCAGTGTCAAAATAAAACATAATATAATTCCTCCTCATCTGATACATACATTATAGCTGCAGATGAGGAGAAGTGCCACCTAGTCCCACTCAATGTCATCAACAGAGCGTTTGCTGGTTGAATCGTTTCTCGCTGGTGGTTTATTCTGGCCTACCTTGCTCTGAATCTCAGCAGTAGAGCCTACGTCCGTGTATCGCATTTTGTTGAAGTCAATTCCTACCAGCTGCGGCTTCATCGACGTCTTATTGCCCCAGCGAGTTTTAAGAAGATGGAACAGCTGTTGATTGTTATCTTCTAGTATCTCGTTGGTGGTAATAGCAAACATGAAGTCGGCTGTCTGAGGCAGGCCAATGGATTCACTAGTGGCGGTGAGATCGGGTGAGTCTTCGTTAGCGGCGCCGCGATTAGTCTGAGTAGCAGAAAAGATCGGTACATCAAATTCGACACCCAGTCCGCGTAGCTCTTCTGCAATAGCCTTCACGTACGAGTATGAGTTGACCCCGGTGAGCGACTTGTACCTAGAGCTGGCACAGATGTTGATGTAATCCACAAAGATGACATCTGGCTTGAACTTCTTCTTCTGTTTTAGTTCTTTGAGCAGATGACGAAAGTGACCGCAATGGGCAGATGATGTGGGGTACTCTTTCGCTACTAGCTTACCTACGGTTTTCTTCTTAAGATTGTTGACACTAGAAAGGAATTTCTCCTTTTTCATCTGTTTTAGTTCATCTGTTGTCACGTTAAGCATATTAGCGTCAATACGCTCGTATACTACCTCCTCAGCCATCTCCATGCTAATATACAGAACGTTCTTGCCCTGCTTCATTAGCTCACCGGCTAGGTAACACATAAGTGAGCTTTTCCCTACGTTGGTGAAGGCCAACGCCACAGTAAGTGATTTCTTCTTCAATCCACCATTAGTCATCCGCTGGAGAGTGTCAAGAGGAAGACTAATGCGCTCATCTTCACTGGTATACATTTCATAACGACGCTCGGCATCATCAAAGTAATCCATGCCGATAGATGTATCAAACGACACACCCAGAGCATTATCTAGCAATTCTGGGATGACGTGTTTGTCGTATTTTTGACTAGATCCTTCGAGAATGTTAATCGATTCATAGACAGCGTTGTATACTGCTTTATCTTTGCAGTACTCCTCCGTCTCATCAACTAACCAATCCGTATCGACGGGCTCATCTTTGTGTTTGGATACTTCCTCGACGACACTCAGAATATCCTCATATTCGTGTTCTGAGATCTTAGATTTTTGAAGTGTAATAGCGATAGATTCAATATTAGGAATCTTATTATATCGATCAAACAAATCTTTATAAATCTTGAACAGTGATCGATACCCGCCATCGAAGTATGATTCATCTAGATAAGGAATGGTCTTGCGTGAAAATTCTTCGTCAAATAGCAACCCCTTGAAAATACTCGTCTCAATTGAGATCATTCTTAGCCTCTAACGTCAAACCAACAATAGGCGTGTGATATCATACCACACGCCATCTCTGTTATGATGTTTATTCGGTGGTGATTTCGCCTGTTTCTGGATCTAGGTGCTCATCATCAGAAAGGATAGAGTCTAGTTTATCGTGCAGTACTTGACCGCCACCAGACAGTTTATACATATCCTTCACTGCATTACAAAAATCTTCGCTATTGAGCAGCACATCCCAGAACTCAGGGCATGATGTGTCTTTCTTCCTCCAGTTCTTATCCCCAGGCACAGAAGGACGAGTATACCAACCATTCTTTGGTTTCTCTACATGACCGGTAGCCAAGGCAATATCTAGAAGACCAGTATATCGGTCAATACCACCATCGTATAGAACCTCAACGGGGATGGCTGATTTCTCACGAATAGTGCGTGATTTCTCAGCGTTAAGGACGAAGTTCCAGCCGAGCAGATCTTTACCGTCTTTGACCTGTCGCTTACCGATCACGAACACAGAATTACTGGATAGCATACCACCTTGACCGCCAGACATGATCTGTTTAGGTGCTCCCATTCCACCAATCTCGTCATACGTGTGCATGATGGGAATCCAGTACATTTTGTAGTTGGTAAAGTAGGGTGTTACCACACGGAACAGAGACTTAAGCGCTTTAGCACGTGACATGTCTGCTACAGACTTCTGATCAATAGCATCATTAACTTCTTTGACTGATGCTAGGTTGCCGATAGAATCAGTGAAGAAGACAAAGTGTGAGTACTCTTTAGTCTCGTTATAATGCTTCTTGATCTCTTCAAGCTTCTCCATCATATCAAATTTGAGATCTTCAATGTTCATGATGGGAATGTAAATAACACGCTCAGTATCAATACCCACCGAGTTGAAGTAGTCTTCAGAAGCACCGCCCTCCGAATCATAGAAGATCATGTAAGCGTCGTCATAAGCGTCAAGATACGCCTTACATGATAGCAGACCAAACATCGATTTGAATGAACGACTTTTGCCAGCCAGACAGTGAATGCCATCAGTTACACCGCCATGTAGATCGCCAGAGTAGGCAAGATTGAGAGCATAGATGCCTGTGTCGTAGATATTTTTGTCTTCTTTAGTAACGTCAGAGAGGCGACCAGCGCCTTTGATTTTAGAGCTGGACTTGATGAACTTATCTGCTAGACCCATGTAATATCCTCAGTGAATGTTAGTGAATAGTTTCTTTTCAATGTTCTGCTTATCGATGATACCTTGCGTATCGAGTACCTCAAGCAAGCCTTGGATGAGTTGTTTGTAATATAGGATGCCTGATTTGTCCATGAACGAGTAGAGCGCTTCTACCTTCTGCTTTAAATCCTCCTGCTCTCCAACGACATCAGAGCAGATATAGTCGAGCATGTTCACTTGCTCTTCTACATACTCTAGGTTTTTCTCGCTAAGAAAACCAAACGATGTATTGATATCGTCACTCTCTAGCGACATAACAAAATCATCAAACGACACATCTTCAAAGTTGTCAAAGGGAATGTAGCGATGGTCGTTGAACAATGAAATAATGCCCTTTAAGCTGTCGTGATCGTTATATTCAAAGCAGAACATAGGGCATGTGGTATTATACTTCTCATTAGTGACTAACTCTACATACCATTCATGGTCGCCTGTCAGGTGCCTGACAAACTCTTTAATTCTCTCGTTAGCTTCATGTTCGTCAATAGAATAATTAGATCGAATCTTTAATGTCGTTTTCATAATGCGTCCTTATTTGTTGTGTTGCGAATCACTATTATATGAAATCGCAACACAACATTCCATTAAAACAGTGTGTTGGTTTCTTCAGCCGTCCACCCAATAGGCGATAGAAAAGCATCTACCGGTTTGGCAAAGGCTCGTTCAAACACGGCGTCATAGTCTACGTATTCGTCTACTTTAAACTCTTTAGGGAGAAATTGTTCAAACGCTACCACTTCCTGTTTAATAGGATTCGGCATCTTGAGCGGAACATATTTAATTTTGTTACCGTCTGTAATCTTGTTGACATTAGCGTTGTATTGATCTACCAGGTAATTGTGAATGAGAACTGCTTTGACGTGCTTGGGTGTGCCTTTAATGAAAATGTTATCATCATCAGCATACTTTAGTATACCATTGACGCCAGTAGGAATAGCAATTTCATCAACGCGTTTGGATAGGAAGTTATCATACACCTCAGAGATATACTGCTGTACAGCTCGTTCACCATCTGTAAGTGCAATCATATAACACTCTTTTAGTGCTTCACGAGACCAAGCTGGTGTAGATGATCGTACAGCATCTACGCCCATGTATTTGAGCTTAGGCTCTTTATGGTATCGAACACCCTCATTATCCCACACCGTCATTACATATCGCTTCCGCGCCAACCACACAGCGCGCTCGGATATTACCTCGCGCTCCCATACCATCTTCTGCTCTCGACCATTAACATATTCGCACATGTCTTGCGCGAAATCATCAATCTTTGGTCCTAGCACCTCCTTGTAAAATTGATCGATCGCGTTCACAACAGATTGTTTATCATCTACATCACCACCAAACACCTGTTCTACGAAAGGCTTCAGCGTGAAGTACCCACTATCCGTATCACTGTAGATCCAGTAGGTGCCCTTGCCTAGTATATTGTTAAGGAAGCCATCTACTCGAGTGCCCGCCCACTTGTTGATGAGGCGACCCGATGCAGTGATAGCTTCGGCATTATCCACCATGTAGTAAAGGAAGTGCTTGTTTGCGAGAGCTCCATATCCCCCATTCAAGAGGATCTTCAAAGCCATTTGCATATTATGGTATTGTGACTGAGCAGACGAATATTGGCGTTTCTCTTCCTTGGTCGGTGCATCGGCCATTAACTGCTCTTGCTCAAGCATTTTCTTCTTGTATGTCTTGCGTTCGTTATATAGCTCGCTCTTGATAGAACTAAAGAATGATGGTTTATCGCGTCGATAGAAGTGGAAGTTGGCTGCCATGGTAGCATCAGCCAATTGCACACAACGACGAAACCTATCATCTAAGCGCTCATTGATGATATCGTCAACAGTATACTTTTCACGATCCATCCGAAATTGACCCGACTCAATGTAATCCTTAATCTCTAGTAGTCTCTGTCGTTCCATACAAACCTCCGATTTCCGCAATCCCATATTCTTAGATATCCTGCCTCTGACATGATTTCATATTCTGTTTTGTCTTCGCTCCAAATGTCTGGAAATTTATCCTTGAGCTTATGTTTTTGAAAGGTGTAGCGAGAGTATAGCTTACCGCTCTTATAATAGCGATACCCTATATTAGTATCACCATCATATATAAAACCTAACTGCTCGTATACTCTTCCTGTATGAAGAGATCGATCACAATACGATATTATCGAAGAGGGGCATTTTTCCTTCTTAAAGCGTGACAGTAGACGCGATGCTCCTCCGACAACCCTTGTATGGCGTGTTGTACACAAACGCACAAGCTCGTATTGATATGATTGATTGAAACGAGAACGAGAAAAAGACATAACTTGAACCAGCTCGCCTTCATATTCGAGCCCGTACACACAATCGGCATACGCGTACCCTTGCATATGCCACATATTACAGAGTTCGCGATAGCGCGACAATTCTATCTCAACCACACTACACTTTCTAGCATACAACACTCTGATATCACTGTTAACCAGAGACGCTAAGAACGATTCGATTTTATACTGGTTGTTGATTATCTCAACGTCAGTCAAGTGAATTAGGTGCACTCCACGAGTTGATGCCATTTCTGTTTTCATCAAGTGGTAATTCTTATCTCTTACTTTGTCACTATGCCAGGTCACACCGTTAATTTCAATTCCAATCGAATCTCCCACCATCACGTCTATTTCATATGGAGTGATAATAGTTCTATCGTTTATAGTATAGTCAACTCTCATATCGTCAAGCATGTTCATTATGAGGATATGGGGATACGATATGTTTCCGTTTCGCTCTATTTCAAATTGCTTGCACTTTAGGTACAGAGTACACACAGCGAGGCCTGTTCGAGCAGACATATACTCGATGCTATCATTACTGTTTTCTAGCTCCTTAACAAACGAATCTCTATTGGTGAGTATATCTACCTGGTCAGAGGACATACGCAGGTAGTTGGGGTTAGTATACGGCTTCTTATGCTTTTGTAGACTTTTATAGGAGCCGTATCGCTTAATAATAGTATCGCGAATCGATGCAGAGCGTCGACTGTTAACATCTTCCATATCGTTGTTATTCTTATATGATGTAACCCGCGTCTCAATATATTCGTCGTACGAACCGTATTTTTCTATGGCGGTAGACCTTCTCTTCTCGTTTCGCTTCCCCATCTCGTCATCGAACGCCCCGCTCGACCTCAAATTGTTATAGTATGAGTGCATAGCGTCGGCTTTCTTCTTCCTCATCTCAGGAGTGTTCATAGAATCTTTAAAAGATTCTCGCTGGCTTGGATATTCTACGCCATACCGCTCCACGAATGTTGTCGCTCGTTTGTCTTTTCGTTTTTGACTCGTGCCTGCGCACTTATGGCTGCAGTAGCTGGATATAACAATAGGGCTTACATTTCGTATGGCCTTATGCGTTAGTACCGCAGAGCATTCCGAGCATGTTGGTAGAGATTTATAACCATTTATACAGAGCACTATCAAATAGCTAGACTTTAAGTCGCCTGGCGCGTTATAGTAGTTGTGTATATCGCGTACAATGCTCTTAATACGAGGATGATTGTCTAGATGTCGTATTATATTAGAGTTTACTTTCCCGTCAGATCTAATAATATTCGTGTCTAATACTTCATTCTTTAAGTCTGCGATTGATTTCATCGAGGGCTCTCTGTTCTACTGAATCAATATTTAGATGGGTTTCGGGTCCTATATTATACTGGATTTCGATGTGAGGGTATAGTGAATTAAGATCACAACTTACCACCCACTCATACATCCCTGGTCGCGGTTCCTTCACATATGCACCCTGAAAGGATCGATCTACACCCCTGATGCCAAAGTACAGCGGCACCTGCCCTTGCTTGTATAGAAACTTGGCGATCAAGTGCTCCCATATACGCACTGTGCCGAGAGTGTCTTCGTAGTTGGTGAGTGCGTAGTAAGCTAGCGCGTATGTTTGATTGAACAGGCCGAGCTTTTCGTCTAGACGACGGATAAGA